AACATAGTAAGCGCACCACTGGTGTGCCGAAATGTTGCTTCCGCCGGTTGCCTAAGCAGGGACGGCAGAAGAGCCAGTTGCAAGTAGGGATACCCTACCCACAAACTGGACAGCGTACTATTGGCTGATCAGTCAATAGTCCGTTGTACAAGTGCGTACAATTCCGTTGGATTTGTAAACACTTGATCGAGCCAAGACTTGTTGTTCAACAAGTTTTGCCCGATGGTCCTGGTCACGATATTCACGAGATGCAGGACTATCTTGGTCAGGGGGTCCCCCATGAGGACTCCCCGAACAAGCTGGACCGAGCGCACGTCTTGACCTGCGTCCGGTTCAGGTTCTCCAAACTGGGCCAGTGGTCCAGTACCTTTGAAGAACACCGTTCGAGGTTGGTAACAAGTAGCCAACACTATCGAACGGAGGAGGGGTGGTATGCCACATCGTCGCATCCACCCATCCCCGAGCATCCTAGCCACATCGTGGTTAAGATAATCGGTGGCCGTTTCGTAATCTGTACTAGATACGAAAAGGTCTGCGTACACGTCGAGTCTTTCGACGTGGTCCGCAAACTCTCTCTCGTCGCGCTCTGCGACGGAGAAGAGTTCTTCTTTCCTTTGAACTGACATCAGTTCAAGGAAGAAGTTCCACCCGTGGTGGGCTTTGCCCATCCCCGAGTGGGAGCTCGGTATACCCCTTTCTAGGGGTACAGCCGAGATCTTGCTAACAAGATCTAACACGATCTTGAGGCAAGCAGAGGCCTTGGTAACGGATCTACCCTTACCCGGCTCTCTCACCACTGTCAGGTAAGCTCTACGGAGCTTATCCGGTGGTGTCCGAAGGACGTTATCTAGGCACAGCCAGAAAACGTACTCGCCGATGGTGCCGTCTGACATAGTCATACGGCTGACCACCTTTCCGGTATGAAGGTCCCTTACAGGTGCAGTCATACCGGACGCTCCAGGATATACCAGTTCTGATATTTCCTCGAGTGTGCCACCTTCCTGTCGGGTCTTTTCCCAACAGGCGGTGGTAGCCACCGTGATTCTCGACTTTGTCGAGAGTCCGGTGAACGCGCTGTCTGGGAGATCACTTAGAGTCTCATCCAGAGCAGCCTGCACCAG